CGGGGAGTTGTGGAACGCGGCGCGCATGGTACGATCAATGATGCAATGGATGTGTGGCCTTAGTCTCTCAGTCTTCGGGGTTGTGGTCCCTTGACTTGTTGGACTTTAGGTTTGTTTTTGTTCCGGCGGCGTCTTTTGAGTTGCAATGAGTGAGTTTTGGTTTTGAGTTTGACGCGTGAAGTGGCTGGGCCAGTGATGGGTTCAGGTTCAAGTACGGATGATACTGCATGAACGCCCCTGGCCACGGTACCAATGGGTCCTGGAATAAGGGAAGCCATCCCGGATAGTGGCTTAATTAGGCCAAGGACGGTGCGCCAAAAGTCAGGGTTGTCTTTTGACGGGACCGCGGCAGGTAGGTTCTGCTGGATTGCTCCGTAAAGCTTGAATGCTCTCGGGTCACGGGCAGGCGATGGTTGAGCAATACCATTGAGGAAACTGCCGTACACTGTGGCCATTTCTACAGACACCCAATTCTTTAGAATGAAGTCCTGATCTCCGGTACCCGTGGCAGACGGGTCGGCACTCGGGACGATAACCTTGAACACAATAGTGTCGAAATGGTTATCCCAAAGAATGGGAGCACCCTTGAAGGGGATGTACTGGCTAGCAGTTGGTGTAGCGGCGGTAGTAGCCTGAATGGATTCAGCGGAAAACGTGTTGTCAAGTAATTCCGTGAATTCAAAATTGCCCGCACCTCCGTTCCTGTTCATGGAAACGGAGTATGCGCCATCTTTAACCTTTCCCATGTACGCCCCGGTGGTGACCGAGTCGTTGATGAGGAATCCTGCTCCTGAGATCTTGTAGACGTTCTCAGCAATGACGCCCCCTCTGGCAATGTTGGGCATGGGTGTGAATTGCAAAGGTGATCGGTATGCTTGGACCGTGCCGTATTGGTGGAATGCATTCGTTGTGCACTCCAATTCGGCAGACAGGGAGACGATGCGGCCTGCAGCCACTGAAGAGGTATTATTTATACCATTCGGCGTGGCTTGGTCGAACCATTCAGGAAACTCCGTTTTAGTCTCTACGTACTCCTGGCCAATGCTGTTAAGCGTAGGCCCTACACTAACCCCAGGGGCTGGGTTCGTGAAGGGCATTTGGTTGTTGGTAGGTACGTAGGACACAACGTAGCAACTCGCTGGAATGGTCGGGGTGCAAACAATCAGCGTGGTCTGGCCAGCCGGGCATGTGATGGTGGACATTCGAGAAAACTTCTGCGTGAAAGTTCTCTCTCCTGATCCATCAGGAATGCGAGGGGCAAGACCATTGTCTGGTGCACAGGTGGCGGCCTTCAAAAAGTCCTTGCTGTCGTTGGTCAATGTCATGATAACAATGAAATGTTACTGATGCGATGGTTAATGTCGAATGAATGGATTATGAAAATCGTTGGGGTAGTGTCCACTCACCACCCCGCGCGCTTGTGGTTCTAACGGACCGTGCCTCCGCGACCGAAGGGTCGTGGAGGTCTACCGCCTCTAGTTCCGCTAGATAGGCGGGCGGTCCGGCCCGGCGTCGGCCGGGCGCGTTCTTGATTGGTACACTCTGTAGGCAGTGGAACCTGTTTATCGTTACCTCCCAATCTCCGAATCGTAAACGCCGGTGTACTGGGCCTTTGCTTAACAATTGGAGTGGGTTCATACTTGCTCTCCCCTGAGTTTTCTTTCGGGCACCTTTTTCGTCTAGCTCGCTTAGGCTTAGATTTTTCAGGCTGGGGAACCGGTGATTCTTCTGTATCTTCCTTTTCTGGTGCGGGTCCCTTCTCCTCTGGTAATACGTGCTCTCCGTTAGCGACGACCGGAGCTTCCGGCGGCGGGAGGGGATGTACTGGTGTGAAACATGGCGCATTGAGGTATTGCTCCACGGTGGTGGGCCTCCACTCGTGGTACGCATCCCAATCAAAATCGGGTAGTACCTCATATGCATGTTCCAGCATCCATTCATCCCACTCATTCGGGAATTGGCACGATTGGTCGAAGGAAGCCGCCCACCAACTGGTGTCGGGGGAAACTCTTGAAATGCTGGCTGGGATTTTAACCTCAGCAGCTTCAAGGAATCCACGCGCGTAACGTCCTATGATGGGCGTATTGGCATCGGTGAACGCCACGGCTAGTGCTTTCTCTTTGAACTTTTCCACCGGATCCGCATTAGGATCTGTTGTCAAGTGGAATTTCCTCAAAGTTCTCAGTAAATCGCACATGCTCGTGGGGTCCCCATACCAAACATTCGGACCATAGTATCTAGATAGGAAATTCACTCCTGAATCTCCCACTTTGACAATACTCAACGTAACGGAATGTCCAAGGGCCGCCGCTGCCCTCTTGTAGGATTCAGCGGGTAGGTCAGCCATAATTCCGTCATCACCTCCAACCTCGACACCTGAACAAAGCTTGGCATAAGCTTCGGACGGTGTGTAAAACTCACCGCTTTTAGGGTGTTTAGACATTCTAAATCCCAAATAAGCAATGAAAGCATTCTCCAGTGTGTTGTGGCCCGACGTCTCTGGTGATCCAGACAAACGGGTCATATCTGAAAAATACTTCACGCCATGAGTGCTGACACAGAACCGATTGATTTGAGATGCTGTGAGCCTCTCCAATCGTTCGTGGTAGCATGGCCTGAATAGTCGCATCATTAGGCGCGTCGTCAATTCCCTCCCCACGTTGCTCACCCTTCCATCCATTCGGGAGTAATCCCCAAGGAGCACGTAGTCGTCCGCGTTTTCGCATATGCTCGCAACTCTTTTAGCTATGTCGACGGGCTTCTTTCCAAATGTGTACCACACATTAGTTTTAAGAAAGAAGGACACCGAATAGTAGAGAGCTGAATACTCATATTTGTCGCGGGGACAGATCGTTGAAATGTTCCTTGGGTCTGCATACTTACCCGAAGTGTCGGCCTTCATAAATGCCTTCACTGTGGTGGAATAATTTTCACCTGCCAGATCTGCTTCATCTAGCGTCCGTTGTTGAGTAGGTCGTGCTTGGTTCTCACGAACGTGCTCATAGTCTACGGGTGAATAGGTGTGTGCATCCTCGGTTGGAACTACAAGTTCGATGAACTCTCTTATGCAGTTTTCGAGGAAAGGGGTGATGGGTAGGGGCTTTGTGTGTTTAACCCCATTGACGCGCTCTTCAATAGACCGTTCTTCGTTCGCTTTGCAACGGTCAGGTGATGCGGACATATAGCCTATAATTGGCGTGGCGAAAGGATGGTTGGAGTGCTTAACCTTATCTTGATCGTATTCCTGGGGCTTGAAACTGTAGTGTATGACTGACTGTTCAACTGGGAACACGATAAGATTGGAAGCCTGGTAGTGGTTGATATGGTTCCGGATAATTTGCGCATCGCGTTTCGAATGTTTAGAATCCTTGGGCAGGTGTGACTCAATGGTACAGCCTGCGAGTTTTGTGCTCGAATTCTTAGCTGTGGCGACTAAAGTGTCATAAACAGCAGCTGGAATAGTAACAGACGTGTAAGTGTCGTCGTCTGCAATAGAAACCTCGTGAATGGTTTCACCATTTTCCTCGCGTACTGATCGTATGACATTGCTTTCTCCAATCAAGGGCTCAAATCGAACGAGAGTCTTAGAATGGAGCAAGGTCGCGACCTTTGCTTCGAATCCTGTCCAGTGGCCTACTGGGCACAAGAGAACTATTTGTCGGTGCGGTGATACCTGAATCCTCTCGATCAGGTACACTGTCGTCATCATCTCTTCCTGGGATTCAAACGTGTCGTTGATGGTGCAAGTGATGTGGTCTTCGCCGTAATTCCACAACTGGTGTGAAAATGTGGCCCCCCCGGCAACCGCTGTGTGAATGTGATTTTCCTTGAACTTAAACACCGTATCTTTCATCTCCCCACTGGGCGCAGTAGGTTGGATGGTATAGATTATAACGGGGTGAGTGTTCTTGGCAAGGTATGCGGGCATGTCGATGTAATAATCGACGTCCACCATGCCAATCAGAGTTGGCCCTCTTGGTATATCACGTCTCACAGTGGTGGGTATGTCCTTAGCCCAGTAATGTGTACGTGAGCCTTGGATCCCTTTGCGGTAGTCAGCTTCAGAGCTTTGTTCCATAAACAGCTTGAGGCCGCTTTTGCTTCCTACGGTCCTCATGAAGTTGACCTGGGCATTGCGTTCTGCTGCCGCAGCAGGGTGGGTATGGGCGGAGGTGATCTTGACGGGCTCGAAGCGCGTGTTTTTAAACGCACTCCTAACGGTTGTCCGTCTCTCAACCTTGTTGGAGGCTTCTATCATAGGCGATATGGCTGTTTGGAACTCGTGCTCCGTTCCATAGCGCCGATAGTGGTCGATGTGCCATGCGACTCGTTGCTTGTCGACGAGTCCAAAGCATAGCATGCATCGAGCAGCTAGTGCATCGAAGCTCTCCAGCGTGGGTAACGATATGATTCCGGAAACTGAAAAGTCTCCGTCCAAAACCAGCTTCCGATACGCCGTACGAATAGGCCGGGGGTCGGTGCTGGGTTTGGGAGTGTACTTTGGTGAATACATCAATTTCAATAGATGTCTTCCTCTCTTAGCCATCAAATAAAGTGATATGGTGGCGCCTAAGAGGGCGACAGACGTAAATATTCGGACTTTCGTCCACGTTGCTTTCGCCTTCACTCGTGGTATGTAAATGCCGTCAGTTGACA